GCGGCAATTATCGCCGTAACCCTGATAGCCGTGGTGGTCCAGAACTGGACGGTGTGCTGGTGACCCAAGCGCTAAACCTGCTGCCGAAAAGTGTCGACCTTGACCTCGACACCCCCGACGATTGCTTGAACCGGGCCAAAGAGCGCGCCCGGGCCATGCGGAGCGTGGTGGTCGTCTACCAGATGGCGGACGGACGCTGGTTTGCCGACGCCTCGACGCAGAGCGGCCCGAGTTACCTCCGGTCGGCTATCGAAGCCCGGGTTATGGCCGAAGAGGCGATCTACGGAGAGAGCCGGTGACGGACGCGCGGATCGACTACACCCCCAACGGCGAAACCTTGACCGAGTTCCTCCGGTCGGACGCCTTCGGCCGGCTGCTGCGCGGCCCGGTCGGGTCAGGCAAGTCGGTCGCCGGCTGCATCGAGATCATCCGACGCGCGCTGCAGCAGGAGAAGTCGCCGCTGAACGGCCGCCGGATGACTCGCTGGGCCGTAGTCCGCAACACCTTTCCCGAGCTCAAGACCACGACGATGAAGACGTGGCGGGATTGGTTCCCCGAGGACGCCTGGGGCCCGATCATCATGACGGCCCCGTATACGCACCACATCCGAATCGGGGACCTGGACTGCGAGGTGATCTTCTTGGCGCTCGACAAGCCCGAGGACGTGGCCAAGCTGCTGTCGCTGGAGCTCACGGGCGCCTGGGTGAACGAAGGGCGCGAGGTTCCAAAAGAGATTTTCGACGGCCTGTCCATGCGCGTCGGCCGCTACCCTTCCATGCGACATGGCGGCCCGACGTGGTTTGGCTGGTGGTCGGACACAAACCCGCCGGACGAAGATCACTGGTGGCCGATCATGGAGGGCATTGTCAACCCGCCGGACTGGATGAGCGAAAGCGACCGGAACGCCCTGATTCGGCCAAAAAAGTGGCACTTTTTTGCTCAGCCAGCAGGGATGATCGAAGAGCTCGACACGGCGGGCAACATCGTTGGGTGGCACAAGAACCCGCTGGCCGAGAACCTCGCGAACCTGCACCCCGACTATTACCCGAACCTGATCCAAGGCAAGCGGTCGGGCTGGGTAAAGGTGTACGTCGGCAACAAGATCGGCGGCATCGAGCACGATCTGGCGGTCTACCGCAACTGGATCACAGACACGCACGTCGCCAAACAAACCCTGCGGCCGCTGCAGGGCGTCCCGCTGCAGCTTGGGTGGGACTTTGGGCTGACGCCGGCGGCGATCGTCGGCCAGTGGACGCCGAGCGGCCGGCTGCTGGTGCTGAAAGAGATCGTCCGCGTCAACATGGGCGCCGAGCGGTTCTGCCAGGAAGTGTGGAAGGACCTGCAGGCGGACGGCCGGTTCGACCAGTGGCTCGCCAGCGACGTCGATGACAACCTCGCGGTGCCGGTGGTGTGGGGTGACCCGGCTGGCGACGAGCGGTCCCAGGCCGACGAGAAGACGGCCTTCCAGATCCTGTCGAAAAACGGCTTTCGGGTGCGCCCGGCGCCGACCAACGACCCAGGCCTGCGGATCGACGGTGTCGACGCGCTGCTGACGGCGATGATCGACGGATACCCGGCCATCATAATCGACCCGAGCTGCCGGATGCTGATCCGCGGATTTGAGGGAAAGTATCAATACGAGCAGACCCGCTCGCAGTCGAAGTCGGGCGAGCACAAGGATCTGCCGAAGAAAGACCGTTACAGTCACCCGCACGACGGGCTGCAGTATTTGGTCTCAGGTGGCGGCGAGACGGCCCGTATGCTTGCCGGGCGCCGCCGGGGGGAGGAAGTCAAGCGGCACCAGAACCGCGAGATTCAAGTAAAGTCGCCGGTGCAGCGCCAGCGCGAGCGCCGCCGGAACTACCGGCAAAGCCGCCGGTGACAATCTGGATCCTGGCTTTTATCGCCAAGCCTCGCCGGTTCTGGTGGGACTGGCTGTATCGGGGCCCGTGGCGGCATGTCGTCGCCTTCCGGTACGACCCCGAAGCCCAAGTATGGATCGCAATCGACTGGAACCACATCGAAATGACGGTCAAGGCGTGGCGGCGGTACGACGTGGCCGGCCTGTGGACGCAAATAGTCAACGACGGCGGCCTGCTGATCCGCTGGGAGGGGCCGGTTGGCACTCGGCCGCGGGTGTGCTGGCCGGCCTACTGCACGACGGTCCTGGCGCACGCCATAGGCTTGCATCGTTGGGCACCGACCCCGCGCTGGTTCGTCAGTGCATTGAGGGCGACGGGGGGAACGGATTTTCTGATCGGCGACACCGCGCCAGAGCAGGATCCCGCAGATGAGCAACATCCTCCCCGTGAAGGCGCCTAAGCCTGACGCCAAGACCGAGCAGCTTCGCCAGGAGGCCGAGGCGCGGGCCGCCGAGCAGGAGCGGCTGGCGGCCGCCAACGACGCCGAGCGCCGGCGGTCGATCGCTCTCGGCTTCCGGGGCCGGTCGTCGCTGATCAGCGGCAGCACCAGCGCCGGCTTTGGGTCTCAGGGCACGCTGGGAGGCTGACATGCACATCAAAGCCCTGAAGGAATACCTTGAGCGCGCCGAGCAGGTCCGCCGGCAGTGGGAGCCGCTGTTCGAAGAATGCTACGACTACGCGCTCCCAAACCGGACGCAATTTAAGAAGGCGATCCAGGCCGGGGCCAACCGCGAGGGCGACCGCAACACCGACTACCTGTTCGACCAGACCGCGGTGGTCGGCGTGCAGGAGTTCGCCTCCCGGCTTCAGTACAACATGATGCCGCCGTTCTCTCGCTGGGCCCGGCTGGTGCCCGGCAGCATGGTGGACGAAAGTGACCGCGACGCGATCCAAGAGCAGCTGGACAAAATCACGGCGCTGGTGTTCGAGACGCTGGAGCAGTCGACCTTCGACCAGGACGTCAACGAGGCGTGCCTGGACCTGGCCGTCAGCCAGGGTCAGTTGCTGCTGGAAGAAAGCGACGTCCCCGGCGAGTTTCTGACGAGCCGGTCGGTGCCGCTGTCAAACATCCACGTCTTGGTCGGTCCGGACGGCCAGACTTGGGCCGTGTTTTACAGCGAGATCCTCAAGGCCGACGCGGTGCTGGAAAAGCACGGCGACGACATCTCCCCAGAGAAGCGTCAGGAGCTTGCCGGCGGCTCGAAGGACCGGGAAGTCCGCGTCGTGGACTCGTTCATCCGGACCGCCGGCTCGATTCGCCGCCCGAAGTGGACGCGCACGAAGTTCATGCTCAGCCCCGACTGCGTGATCGGCGAGCCGCGCCAGTACGACGGCGAGGGCGCGTCCCCGTGGATCATCTTCCGCTGGGCCAAAGGCGCCGGCGAAAGCTACGGGCGCGGCCCGCTGCTGTCGGTCCTGCCAAGCGTGCGGACCGCAAACATGCTGATGGAGTTCATTCTAGAAGCGGCCGAATGGGCTGTAAGCGGGGCCTTCCAGGCGGACGATGACGGCGTGATCAACCCGGACACCGTGATCCTGGAACCGCGGGCAATCATTCCCCGGGCGGTGGGCTCGAAAATCGAGCCGATCAAGAACGGATCCGACTTTAACGTCGGCCTCGAGCTGGTGGCGCACATCCAGGACGCTATCAAGAAAGGGCTCTACAACGAGCGCCTTGGCCCGCGCGAAGGGACGCCGCCCACGGCGTTCGAAATCCAGGAGCGAATGCTAGAACTGGCCCGTGACATCGGCGCCTCGTTCGGCCGCTTGCAGGCCGAGCTTGCCCGGCCAGTGATCATGCGGGTCCTGTGGCTTCTGGATAAGGCCGGGATGATCGAGTTGCCGAAGGTGAACGGCAAGGTCATCGACATCGAGATCCAGTCGCCGCTCGCCCAGGCCCAGCGGATCGAGGACGTGCAGAACGTCGCCCGGTTCGGCCAGTACATGCAGCAGATCCTGGGCCCGCAGCTGTCCATGGTGGTGATCGAGGGCGTCCAGACGGCGACCTACCTAGCCGAGCGCATGATGGTGCCGGCCAAGCTGGTCCGCGACGAAAAGCAGTCGACGGAATTGCTGCAAAAGATGCTGGAAGCGGCGAGCCAGCAGCAGCAGCTGCAGGAGCCTGCGGCACCGCCGCCGCCGCCAATTGCAAGGGCCTGACATGGCACGCACGCCGAGGAACCTGCAGCGCGAAGGCGACGCTGCGATCACTAGCAACTACGACGGGGTCCGCCGATCGGGCCAGTTAGAAGACAACATCACCGAGATGGTGGCCCTGGCGTTCGCCTCGCCAGTCGGCCAGCAAGCCCTGGACTACCTGCGCTCTGTCACCCTGCACCGCATCTCGGCGCCGGGGGCCACGGACGCGGAGCTCCGGGAGCTCGAGGGACAGCGCCGGCTGGTTGCCGGGCTGATTGCCCGCATCCGGGCATACGACAACCGCCGCAAGGCCGTCACCGCAAAAGAGGACTGATCCATGAGCCTTCCCTGGCATGTTCGCCTGAACCTGATGAGCAGCACTGCGCTGCGTGTGCCGGACGACGACACCGGCAGCACGGCGGCCGACCCGCCGCCGGGCGACGACGACGACACCCCGGAGGATCCGCCGCCGCCGGGCACCGATGGTGCGCCGCCGTCCGAGACGCCGCCGGTCGTGAACAACGACGGCAAGGACCGCCAGCGCCCGGCCGACCTGCCGGAACAGTTCTGGGATCCGCGCAAGGGCGAGATCCGGATGGACAGCCTGCTGAAATCGTACAAGGACACCAAGGCCAAGGTCGGCGAGAAGGAGGACGCCATGCGTTCCCGGCTCCGCGACGAGATCATGGCCGAAGTGGCGCCGACCGATCTGCCGAAAGAGGCCAAGGACTACGCGCTGACAGAAGACCAAGCCAAGCTGGTTGGCGACGACGATCCCCTGTTGAGCGCGTTCCGAGAGGCTGCTCATGAAGCGAAGCTGTCACCGGCGGCGTTCCAGGCGATCGTCGGGAAGGTTCTGGCCGCCAACCCCCCACCGGACCCGGCCGCCGAAACCGCCAAGCTCGGATCGGACGCCGACGCGCGGATCGACCGGATCTCGCGGTTCGTGGACAAGAACGTCACCGACACGGCGCTAAACGGGCTGGCGAAGACGCTGGCCTCGACCGCCGATGGCGTCCGGCTAATCGAGACGTTGATTGGCATCAAGGCGGCCGGCGAGCGCGTCGGCGACGGCGGCGGCGTCAACCCGCAGTCCGGGCCGTCCTGGTCCGAGATCAAGTCGGCGATGAACGACGACCGCTACCAGCCGGGCCCGATGCAGGACCCGGCCTATGTCGCCCAGGTCGACATGATGAAGGACCGGCATTTCGCGGCCAGCGGACGGAGGCGGGCGGCGCGAAGCGGCATGTAGACGCGCCTGGGAGCGCTGTGCAGTGACTTGGACGGGGGCGTGACAGGATCATGCCCCCGTTCTTGTTGCGGCCCGGTGCAGGGGCCGATGGCGACCCGGCCTCGGACTATCGCCTGACCCTGCCGACGACTCCCGCCCCGTGTGAAACCAACACATAGGAGGGCGGGATGCCCACTCCCACGATTGAGGCCACCTTTATCGAAGAGTTCGAGGCGGAGGTTCATGTCGCGTATCAGCGCATGGGCTCGAAGCTGCGGAACACGCTCCGCTCGAAGCCGGCCAACTCCAAGCGCGTGCACTTCCCGAAATACGGCACCCTGGCTGCGACGCAGAAGCCGCGGGCGGCCGACGTCGAGCCGGGCAACGCCGATCACACCCGAGTCTATGCCGACATCGCCGACTACGTCGCCGGCGACTACGTCGACAGCATGGACGAGATCAAGACCAACCTGGCCGAGCGCCAGCTGGCCTCGAACGCGGTGTCCTACGCTTTCGGCCGGAAGATCGACGAGGTGATCACCACCACGCTCGACGGCGCCACAAACGTGACCGCGCACGGTTCGACCGGCCTGACGGCGGCCAAGATCAACCCCGTGTTCGAGTATTTTGGCAACAACGACGTGCCCGACGACGGCCGCCGGTTCTGGCCGGTGTCCCCGGCGGGCTGGGTCGACCTGCTGTCGATCGCGGCGTTTACCCAGGCCGAGTATGTCGGCTACGACCAGCTTCCCTACCGGGGCGGCATGACCGCGAAGCGTTGGTTTAGCTTCATGTGGTTCACGTTTAGCGGCCTGCCGCTGTCGTCCACCACCCGCAAGACCTTCTGCTACCACTACGGCTCGACTGGCGTGGCCTACAACAAGGAGCCGAACGTCGACATCGACTGGATCCCGCACAAGCGGTCTTGGCTGATTGCCGGCGACCTCGCCCTTGGCGCGGTCATCATCGACAACACGGGTCTGTACGAGGTGCAGATCACCGAGTAATTGGGCCGGGCCTTCGGGCCCGGTTCCTGAAAGGAGCGCGCGATGGCATTCAATACCAAGAAGCTTCAGAAGATCGTGGCAACCACGCCAGGGGTCTTCCACTACGTTGCCCCCGCCGGCGACGTGGCCGCGGACATCAAGGCCGCCGACTACTTCCTCACCATCGAGGACCGGATGGTTGCCGGCGACATCATCCTGGTGGCTGATCCGGCCACCGGCACTGGCCAGGTGCTGACGGTCACGGCTTCCGGCGCCGGCACGGTTACGACCGCCTACCTGACCAACGCCTGATCCTCCCCCTTCCTCCCAGGGGGCGTGTGCTGGCCGGGCCTCGAAAGGGGTCCGGCCTTTTTCTTAGGAGCCGCCGATGGCAAGCAAGATCGCAATCGTGAACAAGGGGCTGGCGCACGCAGCACAGTCCCCGATCTCGTCGCTGGACGAACAGTCGATGATCGCCGAGTTCATCGACACGATCTACCAGACCGAATTGCTGTCGGCGCTTGCGGACCACACCTGGAACTTTGCCCGCGAGTTCGCCGTGTTGAACCGGCTGGTTGCTGTCTCGGTCCACCAGGACACCCCGCAGTACCAGCTTCCGGCGGACCATATCAGAACCGTCAACGTCGAGGTCGACGGCAACCCCGACGTCGAATTCCGGCAGTCCCGCGACAAGCTGCTGATCGGCGGCGCTGGCACGTCCAGCAAGGTGATCCTGGAGTACGTGACGAGCAACGTGGACGAGACGGCGTTCTCGCCGCATTTCGTTGAGGTGCTGGCGATGCGCCTGGGCGCCCGGGTGGCGCTGTCCGTCGCCCGCGACAAGGAACTGGCCGGCGACCTGATGCGCGAGCGCGAGCAGCTGATTCTGCCGCGCGTCCGGTCAATCGACAGCCAGCAGGTCACCAGCCGCCGGCTGCCGCGCGGGAACATGAAGGCGGTTCGCCGCGGCGCTCGGAGGGGCTGATGGCACGCAACAGCCGGGGTGAGACCCTCATCACGAACTTCTCGTCGGGCGAGGTCGACAGCAAGCTGCGCGGCCGGCCCGACCTTGTCACCTATCTGCAAGCGGCGACGCGGCTGCGGAACATGCAGATGTTCGCCACCGGCGGCGTGCGGCCACGCCCCGGCACGCGCCACCGGGCGACCCTGTCCGGCAAGCAGCGGGTGATCGAGTTCATTTTTGATGACGACGAAAAGTATCTGATCGGCCTGGGTCACCAGGTTGCGAGCTTCTACGCGTTGGACGGCTCGCTCCTGCAAACCATCTCGGCGCCCTGGTCGCTGTCCGACGTGTACGAGATCACCTACGCCCAGCTCTACGACGTGATGTTCCTGGCGCACCGGAACATGCCTCGGCAGCGAATTGTCCGGACCAGTCTCTCGACGTTTACGCTGGCGCCGGTGGCTGAGGAATCCTATTTGACCGGGATGACGAAGGGCCTGTTCTGGCGCTACGCGCCGGCGGGCTACGGCATCATCTTGAGCGCGATCACCGGGACCGTCACGCTCGGCGTCTACAGCAACAACGGCTCGGCGCCGGTGACGGACTACTGGACCGCGGCCCATGTCGGCCGCCGCGTGCGGATTAACGACACCGTCTCGGCTCAGGTCGGTGAGCTGCAAATTGTCGGGCCCTATGTCCCTGGCTCCCACGACATCGCCGCCCAAGTTATCGGCACCCGCACGGTGGCCGGCACGATCGTCAACGCGGAGTTCACGACCGACTGGACGGAAGAGGCGTTCAACAGCACCCGCGGCTATCCCTCGGCGGTCGGCATCTACGGCGAGCGGCTGTGGTGGGCGGGCGGCCGCAGCGCGCCGGAAGGTGTCTGGGCGTCGCGAATCTCGGCGTTCTACGACTACGACATCGGCCCGGAAGACGACGACCCGATCCGGTTTGGCCTGACGGGCGACCGAGTCCAGGAGGTCCGGCACATCACGGCGCCGAAAGACATCGCCTTCCTGACCCGCGACGGCGAGTGGATCGCCCTGCCGCCGGCTGACAACTCGTCGCCGACGCCGGCGAACTTTGAGCCAAAGCAGCACACCCGCTACGGCTCGCGCTATGGCGTGAAGCCGGTCTTCTACGACGGCAGCGTGATGTTCGTGCAGAAGAACGGGAAGTCGATCCGAGAGTTGCGGTGGGACGAGCTGGAGCAGCAGTATGCGGCCGACAGCACGTCGCTCCTGGCCGGGCACCTGATCCGCAACCCGATCGACAGCGCGGTCCAGTACGGCACCACCGACCGGCCGGAACAGTACGTCTACCTAGTAAACAACGACGGCTCGATTGCCGTGTTCCACGGCATCCGGGACCAAAAGGTCGGCGGCTGGGGGCTCTGGCACCTGGGGGCGTCGCACGACGGCGACGGCGGGGTCACGATGGACAACGACGTGCTGACGATGGACAGCACGACCGTCTTCACGATGGACGCGAATAACCCCGCCGGCCGGTTCGTGTCGGTCGCCGCGCTAGACGAGCGGGTCTATGCCGTGGTCGAGCGGGACGGCTCCTACACGCTCGAAGAGTTTGAGCCGGCCCTGATGGTCGACCGGTCCCTGGCTGTGAGCCTGACGGCCCCCGGACGGAGGTTTACGGGCCTCTCTCACCTTGAAGGCCGGACGGCCTGGGTGGTGTGGCGCGGCTACGTCCTCGGATCGGGCACCGTCGTCAGCGGCGTGCTCGATCTGTCAGCCGCCTCGATCCCGGCGGTGACCGACGTCGAGATCGGGGAGTTCTTCGGCTTCCAGATCAGGCTCCTGCCGGCCGACTTCACGCAGCGCGTGACCGGCAACGTGCAGCAGGGGAAGGTCCGCCGCATCGTGCGGGCGATCCTGATGCCGGAGGATCTTCAGCGGGTGCTGGTGAACGGCTGGCCGATCATCCAGACCACGACGACGGTGAGCGGCTACACGCTGGCGGTGCCGACCAGCGACCCGGAAGAGTTCTACCTGTACGACAGCCAGCGGTCGCCACAGGTAGAAGTCGTCAACGACCAGCCCACCGGCGGCGCGGTGCTGGCTGTGCTTGTGGAGGTGGTGTCCGAATGAGCGATCCAGTCACGCTACTCGTCGTTTCGACCGCCCTGAGCGCCGGCGCGACCGTCATGGGCGGCGTCGCCGGGGCCAAGGCCGCGAAGATCGAGCAGGCCCAGGCAGAGCAGGCGGCCAAAGACCGGCAGCTTCAAGGCCGCCAGGAGGCGAACGCAATCCGCGACGAGGCGGACCGTGTGCGCAGGCGCAACATCGCGCTGCGGGCGGCGTCCGGTCTCGGCCTCGAGAGCGGCAGCTTCATGACCATCCAGTCCGATGTGCAGCAACGCGCCGACGACGACGTGAAAAATGTTGAGTTCCAGGCCGCTGCGGAAAGCAACCGTTACAACCTTCAGGCCAAGCAGTCCGGCATCGAGAGCCGGTCGCGTCTGATCGGCGGGATTTTCGGCGGCACGACGACGCTCCTGCGCGGCGGTTACGACTACAAGACCAACGCGACCGGCGCCAAGAAAGGGCTCACCGGCGACCTGATTGGCGACAACAAATACCTGATGACCTGAGGGGTCCACGATGGCAGAGCTCATCCGCGGCGAACGCCGCACGACGGTCCGGCCGGTGGCGCCTACGGCAGCTTCCGGCCTTCGCGTTTCTGCAGCCGGCTACGAGGCCCTCGCCAGCAACGCGGCCGGTTTCGCTCGCGACTTGTCGCGGACCATGCAGGAGGACCACCAGCTTTTCCTTCAGACGCAGCAGGCAAAGCTGGAAACCGACGCGCGTGTCCAGATCGACCAGCTGTCGCGCCAGCATGAGGGGCAGCCGGACGTCATTCTGCGGACCTATGACGCCTGGCGCCGGGAGCGCATCAAGGGTCTCGGCGAAATGCTGGGCCCGGCCGAGGAGCAGCGCGTCGCGCTCTATGACGAGCGGGTGCGCGCGATCGGCGCCGCCGGCGTGTCGCGCCAGTACGACGTGGCGCGGGCTCGCCAGAACGACGACGCAAAGGCTCAGTTCGAAGTTCTGGCCGGCAAGGTGAAGTCGCAGCTGGGGTCCGAGATCGCCGCCGCTGCACAGACCGGGCGGACCGACTTCGACCCGACGAAGCTGGCGGAAACCCACGCCCAGGTCCTGCGCGAGTATGCCGTAGGGCTTGCCGATCGCGGGATCATCACACCGACCGCGCTGGCTCAGGTCGGCGTGAACCTGAACAAGTGGGCATACGGCGAATGGGCGCGGCAGACCGCCGTCACGATCCGGCGCGAGCAGGGCGCCGACGCCATGAACAAGTTCCTCGACGGGCTCGACGGAACCAAGCTGTCGATGACGCCCGAGGAAATGGAGGCCGCGACCGATCTGGCCCGCAACGAGGCCGACGAGTCGATGGTTTCGACCAAAGAGGAGCGCGAGGTTGCGCTCATCAATTACGAGGCCGAGCTGAAGAAGGCACGGGAACTGTCGGACGTCGCCAAACTCGCCGTGCCTTCGGGCCTCGACACAGTGCAGCGTGCCCGCGCCAAGGCCGCCCGCGATGTTGCGATCACAGGGTTCCAGGCCACCGCCGCGGAGGAAACCGACGCTGCCGTGGCGGCTGCGGCTGAGACGCAGATCGTCAACGCGGTCACGACGGGGATGTTGTCGGAGCTGCCGCCGGAAGGCGCCTTCGACATCCTCCCCTATAAGGTCCGGTCGGCACTGATCGAAAAGCGCCGGCGCGCAGAGGTGCGGATCTTGGTGGACAACCAGGTGAAGCGCGACAAGGCCACTGCGGACGCCGTGAAGGCTCGCGACGCAGCCACCGCTGCGGCTCAGACCCAGGAGTGGGTGCGCCAAATCGAGGGAACAGCGACGCCCGATCCGTCCAACCCGCCGCCGGCGCCTGAGGCTGTCATCGAAATGATGCGCGAAGGTTCTGTGAGCGAGACCCACGGGAAGCAGGTCCTGGCGGCCTACGACAAGGCAGCCGAGGGCAACGAGTGGGCCGTCACCGCGACGCGGATTATGGACGGTGGCGGCGGCGCCTATACCGACGAAGAGCGCCGGGCGATCAACAAGTATGCCGACGCCCTCAAGCTGAATGTCGGCTCGGATGCCGATTACATGAAGATCATTGCCGTGGCGTCGCGGGCGGAAATGGTGCCGTCTTCGATCAAGCGGCAGTTCGCCGTGATCGGCAGCCGGACCGAGGATGAGCTTCGGCAGATGTCCGACTTGTCGGTGCAGCTGGGCCGCTATGGTCTGTGGGAGGGCCAGGCGCGCGAACAGGGCATCTGGCTGACGATCCGCGACATGATCGCCAACAAGGTCCAGCCGGTCGAGATCAGCAAGTTCGCTCAGGCGTCCTTCCGCCCCGAAGACCCTGCGGTTCGGGAAGAGAAGGACAAGGCCATCGCCCGCCTGTCGTCTGATCCAGCCGTCGTCAACGAGGCAATCGGCGCACGGCTTCAGGAGGGCCTGTCGGATGCGACGTGGCTCGCCCGGATGAGCCGGGCGCTGGGTGGCGATGGCACCCTGGCCGTCCCGTCGATCACGGAAACCGCGAGCGGCCGCGGCGTCATGCTGTCCCTTGGCGCGGAAAGCGTGGCCGTCGACCCGCGGGTGGAAACCCATGTCAGGCTGTCGGCGTCCGTTCTGAACACCGCCTCCCCGGTGGCCCTGACGGAGCGGCAGTTAGCAAACGGAGCGGTCGATCGACTGCTCCCCCGAATGGGCGTTTCCGGGATCACCCGGCCGGTCGAAGGCGGCAGCAAGGTGCTCACTCTCGATCCGCCGGAACTCGCCTATCCGGAAGCGGCGGGGTATCACAGCTACGTCCTTTCCGCGATGTCGGTGCAGGCGCTGATGTCGATGCGAAAGAACACCTTGCAGGAGAGCCTGAACGGTCTCTCTGTGACGCTGGCCGACGGCTCCAAGCTCAGCGTCGACAACCTCCGGCAAGACGTTTTGACGGCAGTCCGCATGAGCTTCCTGGTCACCGGCCGCCGGCTGTGGGTTGAGCCGCAAGGCTTCGGTGCCGATGGGCGGCCTCGCTACGCCATCCTGTTGCAACCCGACGGCGAGCGCCCGCCGGTTCGCCTGACTTATCACGCCGAGGATGGTCGAGTGCAGAGCCTGTTCATGTTCGGCAACGAGCAGGTCGGATTTGCCAAGAACATGATGGGGACCAAGCAATGATCGACTACGACACCATCGCCGAGTTCGATCAGCCGGTGGCGCCCGGGGGTGTGAGAGACCTCCCGGCGCCAAACACGTTCGTGAGCCAAGGCCCCGGCCTTCTGCGGCAAGACATGACGTCGGTGCGGCGCGGCATGGTCGCCGGCGCGGCCCAGGCCTTGCCCAGTTTCGACTACTTGCGGCGTCCGTCGTTTGCCGACGAGCCGGACTTCAACCCGTATGGCGCAGCGATCAAGCGGGGGAACGTCGGGGACATTGATGTGCTCCGAGGGGCGCGGTCGCAGGCCGAGTTCGACTGGATCTCTTCGAGCATCGAGGACGACCGCCTGAAGCGTGCGCGTGATCTGGGGCTGTCCCCGCAGGCGGCGGTCGCCGGGGCGCTCGCGACCGCGGCCCTGTATCCGTCGAGCTATATCCCGTTCGCGGCCCCGCTGCGTCTGGCGTCGATTGCCCGGACGGTGGGTGTGACGGCGTTGACGATGACCGCCGAAGAGGCGCTCGCCACGGGCATGTCGAGCGAGCGCAGCCTTGAAGAAGCCACGATGAACGTGGCCTTCGGCAGCGCGATCGCCGCGACCCTTCAGGGGGTCCTCTACGCCGGCAACAAGATCGTCCGCATGAAGCGGGGGCCGGAGCAGATGGTCGAAGACGCCGTTCGGTCCGAGGCCCAGGTCGGCGCTATCCGTGGAGAGAACAGCGCCGTCGACCCCTTCCATGTGCGCGACCCGCTGTCAGCGGAGGCCCGAAGCGTGGGCGCCGCCGGTACGGGCGCTATGCCGACCGATGCGGAGCGGATCTGGAAGAACGGGATAGCGGACGCGATGGGGCTCGAAAAGGTCCCCGACGCCGTCGCGCCGATCACCAGGATCATGCATTCGACAGACATCCCGGAGGTGACGGAGCTCGGAGAGCTGCTTCTTGAGGTGCCCTACCTGCTGAACAAGAACCGGCGCGGCGAGGCGACGGGCGTGAGCGTGGAAAATACGCTGCGGCGGACGTGGCGGCCGCTCCATGCCGAATGGCGCCGCGGTCTCGATACTGAGTATCTGGAATGGCTCAAGGAGCGCGGCGAGGCCCCACGTCTCGGAACGGTCCTGCTGTCTGACATGGAGCAGCGCACGCGCGGCACCGGCGGCGATTTTGGGTCCTTCCGCCGCGCCGTGTGGGAGGACATGGCACGCGGCCACGTCGACAGCGCGGATTGGGCGCCTGGGGATGCTGTACGGCGCGCGTCGCGTTCGACCCGGGATATGTACAACCGTCTGGTCGATGACGCGATGGATCTCGAACTGCACGTCAAGGACCTGCGCGAGCAGCTGAGGTCCGTCAAGGACCCGGCCGAGAGCGCCCGGATCAAAGCGGAGATCCAGGGGCGGACGGACGGGATCAACCGCAACCGCGACCGGTTTGTGAACGTCATCTTCGACAAGGAGAAGATCAGGTCCCGCCGTGACGACTTCGTTGCGTTCGTCCAGGTCAAGAAGCGCATCTCCCGGGCGGAGGCAGAGCAGGCCGTCGACCAGGTCTTGCAGCAGGCGCCCTTCCGGCACCTGGACGACAGCAACCGAGTCGGCACCCCAAGGTCGCTGCATGAGCGGACCCTGGTGGACGACCCGCTGGCGTGGAGCGAGTGGCTCGACACCGACGTGCTCAACGGGGGCACGCTCTACATGCGGACGATGTCGCCGGACATTGAGCTTGCCCGCGCCTTCGGAACCGCGGACATGGGCGAGCAGCTGGCCGACGTCGCAGCCGCCTATGAAACCAAGATCCAGGCAGCGACGACACCGGCCGAGCGCGCCCGGCTACGACACGCCCGCGACGAGCGTCTCGAGGACCTGAAGGCGGTACGTGATCTCCTGCGGGGCACCTACATGATCCCGCCGGACCCGGAGCACCCGGTCAGCCGGGCCATTCGGATCGCGAAAAACTGGAACGTCGCGACTATGCTCACCGGCGCCCTGGCGGCAGTGCCGGACGTCGCCCGTGTCGTCACCGCCAACGGGCTACAGAAGTCGTTCGGCTCGCTGTTCGAGGCGCTTCGAAACCCGGCCCTCTACAAGATGGCGAAGTCGGAAGCGCGGGCCGTGGGCGAAGCGTGGGACATGGTGCTGGGCACCCGCGCCGCGGTGTTCGCCGACATCGGCGAAGCGGTCGGCGCCTTTAGCCGGGCCGAGCGGATCGCCGCGGAGGTTGGACAGCAGACCTTCAACCTCAACCTCATGAACTTCTGGAACGAGACCCTGAAGTCGGCGTCGTCTCTGGTGATCAGCACCAAGATCCTATCGGATGTGGAAGCCCTGAGCCGCGGCAAGGCATCGCCGAAGGTGATCGCGCGCCTTGCGGCCAACGGCATCGACGCCGGCATGGCGCGGCGCATGGCTGACGAAGCGGCCAACTGGCACCGGACGGACCACAACATCATTGCCCAGGCGTCGACCTGGGGAAATCAGGCGGCGGCCGACGTCTTCCGGGCGGCGCTGTCGAGGGAGCTCAACATCGTGATCCTCACGCCGGGCGTCTCCGAGCGCCCGTTGTGGATGAGCCAGACCCTCGACAAGACGCTGGGCATCAAGGGGACGTCGCCAAGCTGGCTGTCCCAGCCCTATCTGTCCCTGGTCGCTCAGTTCAAGTCCTTCATGATGTCCAGCGTCTACAGGACCATGATCCCGGCTCTACAGCAGCGGGACACGGACGTGATTGCCATGCTGGCGATCGCAACGGGCATCGGCGTGATGATCGACCAGATCAGGTCGCGGCAGGGCGGCTACGCGCCGGCGACGGACCCGTTCGACGCCATTCTGAGCGGCCTCGACCGTGCCGGTGTCATGGGCTGGTTCCTTGAGCCGAACAACGTCATCGAGCGCCTGAGCGGCAACACCATCGGTCTGCGGCCGCTGTTTGGCGACGCCCGCGAGTATCGCCCCTCGTCGCGCACGCTGGCCGGTGTGCTGGCGGGGCCGGCCGGCGCTCAGGCGGCGAACATCGCCGGCATTGTCACCGATGTGATGGGCGGCGAGTTCGACCAGTACACAGCGAAGGCTATGCGGCGGGTGCTGCCGTACCAGAACACGGCGCACCTGGACATGGTGTTCGACCAGGTCGAGGCGGGCATCAGGGGCGCCGGAATGTTGGGCACCGGCGCGGTCAGCGGCGACCGGTAATTCGCCAGTGCATTGAGGCGATAACGCGAAAGTAGAGCATTGGGGCGTTCCAGCCGGAGGCCCCGATGCCCACTCTCAAGGTCACTGAAGCCGACATCCAGCGGGTCTACAGCGTAGGGGGCGTCTCGACGTCGTCCTTCGAGATCCCCTGGCCCTTCTTCGCTCTGGACGACATCGACGTTTATGTCGACGGCGCCTTACAGGTCCGCGGCGACGACTACGACATCAACGCCATCGAAGCGGACGACGTCGGCTACCTGGGCGGCTCGGTCGCGATGACCGCCGGCGTGACCAACGTGACGGTCGCGCTGATCCGCTCGACGGCCATCTCCCGCGAGAGCGACTTCCCGACCGGCTCGGCCCTGTCCATCGAGATCCTGAACCGCGACCTGGACCGGCTGACGGCGATCGCGCAGGAGATCAACGAGCGGGCGGAGCGGGCGGTCCGCGTGCCCGACCACGACACCTCGACCCCGTCGCTGTTCCTGCCGGGCACCGCGGCCGAACGCGCGGGCAAGCTGATCGGGTTCGATGACGACGGCAACGTGGCAATGGCCGAAGCGCCGGACGGCGTGACCGTGGTGACCGACCCGACCCGAGTGCCGACGACCCGCCGGGTAAACGCCGGAACCGGGCTTACCGGCGGCGGCGACCTGTCCGCCGACCGGGAACTGTCGCTGGCGACGGTGGCTGTGACTCCCGGCACCTACTCGAACGCGACGGTGACGGTCGACGGCTACGGCCGCACAATCGCGGTTTCGACGGGCGCGAGCTCCGGTGGCGTCCCTGTTACCCGGGCGATCACGACGCAGTCTCCGTTGTCCGGCGGCGGCACGCTGAACAACGACCTGACCCTCTCGCTGGCGAACAGCGGCGTGTCGGCCGGCACCTACCAGAACGCCACGATCACGGTAAACTCGAAAGGCATCGTCACCAGCATCGCGGCGAACCCCTCGGCCCCGGTGATCGAGACCAGGGCGATCGCCACGACCGCGCCGCTAACAGGCGGCGGCGACCTGTCTGCCGACCGGACCCTCGGCATGGCGGCGAGCGGCGTCACGCCCGGCGCTTACACGAACCCAAGCTTCACCGTGGACAGCTTCGGCCGGGTGACGGCCGCCGCTAGCAACCCGGCGGGCGCCGACGTGCCGACCAGCCGCGTGCTCACGGCTGGCACCGGCTTGACCGGCGGCGGCGACCTAACGGCGGACCGTTCTTTTGCCCTGGCGAACACGGCGGTCGCGGCGGGCTCCTACACCTATGGCTCTTTCACGGTGGACGCGCAGGGCCGGCTGACGGCGGCGGCCAACGGCGACGCGCCGGTCCCCCCGACCCGGCAGATTACGGCGGGCGCCGGGCTGACGGGCGGCGGCGACCTGTCCGCCGACCGCGCGCTGGCGCTGGCGATGACCGGCGTGGCTCCAGGCACCTATGCCCGGGCGACTGTGACGGTTGACGCCTATGGGCGGATCAGCGCGGCGTCGTCTAACGCGGCGGGGACCGGCGGGACCACGCTGGAATGGATCAACGTCAAGGACTACGGCGCGACCGGCGACGGTGCGACCGATGACACGTCGGCGATCAACTCGGCGATTGCGGCCCTGCCAGCGACGCGGGCGGTGCTCTATTTCCCAGCCGGCATTTACCGGCTCACGGGCGCGCTGACGATCGCCCGGAAGTTCCTGATGGTGCGTGGCGACGGCGTCAACCTGACGACGTTGCAGGCTAACCACGCCGGCGACGGTCTGGTGCTGCAACTAAGCGGCGGGGAAGCCGACGGCTACGCGCTCGCTGTCGTCGGCATGGCAATCGAGAAGACCGGCAGCCAGGGCGGCCGCGCCATTGCCGTCGAGCACAGCGGCTACAACGAAGGCCGCCACCTGTTCCGCGACTTGTGGCTGCGCGGCACGAACGCGCATTCGTCGGCGACCTTCAACACCTTCATCGAGCTTAACGAGGTCGGGTTCGTCAACCTGGACAACGTGACGATCTGGGGCCCGACCGCTGCCGGCGGCGGCGCTATCGCGGGGATCACCGGCATCCGCTGGATCGCGACGACCGGCACGGCTCAGTTCCAGATGATCTGGAACCAGCTGTCGATCCAAAGCTGCTACTACGGCCTGCACGCCACCGGCGCGGTCGAGGGCATCTACGGATCGAAGGGCGAAATCTGGGAGTGCCGCCATCCGATCCGAGTTGACCGGAGCGGCGCGACCTTAGCCGGCGCGTGCTTTATCAGCCAGATGCACCTGAACGGCGGGTCCGACATCATCTCCGTCACGAACATGACGGCCGTGAACATCATCGGCAACGACTTCTACCACGGGTGCGCGACAGCCGCGCTTCAGAACCTCGCCGGCAACCTTATCAATCTCGCCTCGTGCCGCGACGTCGTCGTGAGCGGCAACAAGATCGAAAGCGCCTACCCGTCCGCGTCGTCGGTGAACGGCATTGTCCTCGACGCGACGACGAACTTCACCGTCAGCAACAACGTGCTGCGAACCATCAAGGACACGTCGATCTGGTCGGCCAACTCGTCCGGGCCGGGCACAATCACGGGCAACCTGATCGAAGCCGCCGGCGCCGGGTCCGCGACCGGCGTCACGGTGTCGGGTGCGTCCAGCCGCGTGAAGGTGCAGGGGAACAGCTACTCGAACGTCGCCACCTGGGCCAGCATCGGGTCCAGCACGACGGTCTATATGGACGCGGCCGGGCGCGGTGCGCGGGCGGTGGCCCCGGCGGGCGCCACGGCGGCATTCTCGTCCAGTAGCAGCGGCAGCTGCGCGGGCCTGTGGTCGGCGGCGACCGAAGATTACGACGACGACAGCTACCACGCCGGCGGGCGGATCACGATCCCGTCGGGACGCGGGATCAGCCGGGTGCGGATCACGGTGAACGTGGCCCTGCAGGTCGCCAGCGGCGGCGGCATCGTGGACTTCGCGCTGATGAAGAACGGCTCAACGACGTGGGCGGGCTCGCCGCGCTCGAGCTTCTTTCCCACGGGCGGAAGCTCCGGCGCGCTACAGGTGCAAAGTGGGATCATCCCCGTGTCGCCCGGCGACTACTTCGAACCGATGATCACAAACAACACGGGCGGGACTGTGACGGTGATCGCCGGCGCCAACCGCGGCGCGTGCTTCATCGACGTCGAGGTCATCCGGTGAACGACCCGGTCGATCTTGAGCAGGTCCGCCGGGAAGTGCAGGCCGAGGTGCTTGAGCAGTTCCGGGTGCTTGGGATCGACGTGAACAGCGTCGAAAGCATGAGCCGTGCGCGCGACGACCTGGGGTGGGTAAACCGGCAGCGCAACCGCTGCGACAAGGCGTCGGGCGCGCTGGTCCTGCTGCTGCTGGGCGGTGTCGCGACAACGCTTGGCGGCTGGGTGGTGACTGGCTTCGAGGCGTTTGTCAAAGCGCTGGGAAGCAAGTGATGCAAAAGCTCCGGCTCATTACACCGCGCTGGGCCCTGCTGCTGATCGTCATCGGCGCGCTGTCTTCGTCCGCCGGCCAGGCGCTTTATCGGTACATGTGGACGGACCTGCGCGTTTTGGTGTCGATCGAGAAGGCGGCCGCGCTGAACACACCGGTCCCACGGGGCGAGAATCTCCTGGTGCGGGTGTGGCGCAAGAAGATCCGGTACGACTGTCCCGTGACTCCTACGCGCTACACCACTTCTGCCGAGGGAATGCTGGTCGATGTTCCAGACCTTGCATGGCCCGAAGGCCCGGCCGAATATCCTTATGTTGATATCGAATACGAAACAGCTAACTTGTTTGCGCCTGGGCTCTATGCCCTGCACGTCGGCTTTGTCCATTCCTGCCCGCACATCTCTTTCATCGTCCCGCAGCCCAGCGTCTCTTTCCGCGTCATAGAGTAAGGAGTCCGGACGTGCTTTTGCATCCGTCTACTGGCCGGGTCTTGTTTTCAGCTACCGAACTGAACAGCCCCGACGAAGAGGCGTCGACCTTCGCGCCGGGTTTCCTCGACAGCCTGCTGCGATTGCGCGTGGCGTTCGATGAACCCATAAACATAAACAGTTGCGCGCGGTCGCCGGCGCACAACGAGAAGGTCGGCGGCGCCCCCGGCAGCTTCCACCTGACCATCAACCCCGTCAGCCTGGGAACGTGCGCCATCGACATCGCGGTGCCCGACGCGATGTACGCCCGCAAGCTGGCGGTCCTGGCCCTGAACTGGGGCTGGACAGTTGGGGTCTACCCGACATTCCTCCACCTGGACCGGCGCCTCGACCACGGCCGAGAGCCGCTCCTGTTCCACGGAAAGGTCTCCCGATGAACAAGATCGTTGCTCGCCTGAAGGAGCCGTCGACCTACGCTGGTGTCGCGGCACTCCTGGCCTCCCTTGGTGTCGCTGGTCTTAGCGAAGACCAGTGGCTTTCGGTCGCCGCTGCGGTTGCAGGCGTCGCCGGCGTCGTCGCCATGTTTCTTGGCGAACGCGGCTCCGAATGAACATCCTCGCTTTGATCGCAAAGGGGGCGGTTCAGTTTCTGGCCGCCCTCTTCGCGTATCTGCGGGACCGGCAGCTGCTGCAAGCTGGCAAAGCCAGCCAGCGGGCCGACGATCTCAGGAAGAGGATGGACGATGTTGCCAAGGCTGATCGGGCTGCTGACGCTGTCTGCAATGACCTTCAGCGGCGTGACGAGTTGCGCGACCGCTACCAGCGGGACTGACGTCGCTTGCCTCGCTTTCAAGCCGCTGACCTTCTCCCGGTCCGACACCGCTGAGACGGTCGACGCGATCCTCGAACACAACGCCCGCTGGGAGGCTTTGTGCCTTTTTGA